AAAATATCTTCATCTTTTGCGGTCATAAATCTAATTTCAACCGTTTCTTTATTATGCAGCGAGTGGCCCTCTGGATAATATTTCCCTTGAGACGGCAATTCAACAAAATCAGTTGGTGTTACAAACTGGAATGGTGTGGATTCTGTGTCTTCTGTGGGGGTATTGGGGACGGGTGAATCGACGGTGGCTTGCGCCCCGATTCGATCACTGTTGTTTCTTGTTGCCATTTTTACCTCTTATGGAATGTTGTTGATTACTCTACGGTAGTTGTTCCGAGTACGGCCCAATCGTATGTAAGAGTTATTACGATTTCAAGCATGTCTTCGGACTCATAATCTAGATCTCCGAATTTACAGTCCTTGATAAATGCATTGTGCAATGTCCAAACTTCCGATGGGGCGGCGGTTGCGAAGGCAATACCGGTGGTTTGGCCAGAGAATTGTTTAATTCTAACAACTCCCAAAGCTGCCGTCGCAGCAGATTTACTAACTACTGTTCCCTTTACTTCCGTTTCGCTCATTGCTGTAGAAACCGCCGTTTCGGAAGCGGCGTTTCCGGTGGGGATAGGATAACCTGAAGCTGCAAGAATGTTGTAGAGCACTTTTGATGTATGGGGGTTATCTGAATCTATAATTGTGACGCTGATGTCATCCCATGTGACTCGGCCCGGATATTTAAACTCATGATTCATAAATTTATGTGAATACACTTCCGATGACCATGCGGGTTTGTCAACTTTCTTTATTAAAAAGTCTGCGATGGAATCGCCGTCAGGTATAGCAGGGGACATTGACATCACATATTTAAATTTTCTTTTCGGCTCAAATGCCGCATCCGACCAGAATTTTGCCATTCTCTATAATTCTCCCTTATATGGTAATTAGATTGTTTACCAAGTTTTTATTTTTTTAATCTTCGAAACTCGCACCAGAGTTCATAATCACAAAGTCAAGTGCAATAAACTCAATCGCACGAGCAGGCTTCAAAAAGATCTTTGCATAAAGAATGTTTCGATCTACAAGATCTGGTGTCGTTGTCGTTTCATCGAGGATGACTTTAAAATCAGTCAATCCAAATCGCACTTTAATACTGTCTAAGAAAGGCACAGCTTGCGATGTAAAACGATCCCAAGTTGCTTGAACGTTTTGATCAAACAAGAGGGTTGATGCCATTCGAGAGATTTCTTTTTTAACATAAATCATAAGGCGTCGAACATTAATTCTATCCAGTGCGGACGGAGTAGCTTGCAAAGTCTTTTGGCCGAAGATTACAATACCTTCTGCTGGGAACTTGGCAATTGGATTAATATTATTCTCGTAAAGCTTATCGCGCTCTTTCGAGGTCAACTGCTGGCGAACCTGATCGATGACGAGGCCCGCTGCTTTGTTTTCTCCCAGCCCGCCTCGTGTGAAGCCTGCCGGGGCGAACCAAAGTTCGGATTTAGTCTCCGAGCTTCCCATCACACCAAGAGCAGCGACCGATGGTGGTAGCCAAACGGAGGCACCGCCAGCGGGTTTGTGTCTCACCCAAGGGTAAAATGCACAGCCGTAACTCGAATCAAAATTGCGAGCTTGCACGGATGTTACAGCGTCATCAAGCGATTTGACACGTTCAGCCTCTGAATCAGAAGATTCCGTTTTGGGCACAAAATCGTTCTCTAGATCAATGATCGCCAGTGCGTCACCGCGAGCTTCACAAGTCTCAATAAGAAGATCCGTTAAGCCTGTGGTGGTGACTCCCGGTACTGTTGCCAAATTGTACTCTGCCAACTCAGCATCAGCCAACGAATCAATTGCTCGTTTAATTGTGCTGTAGGCATAATTTGTTTTTTCTGTTTCCCCAGAGGTCACGTGGTTGCCAAATGGTTCTTTTTCTCGAATGTCCAAACCGTCATGACCACCGGCAAACACTGTGGTAAACTTGTCATAACCAAGTTCTATAAGCGCAGCAGCGCCATGTACAGCTGTATATGACTGGTCGGTGGGCTCACCACTGTCGAGTTCTTGTTGTCGAGAGCCTTCAACATAGGTCATTGTATTGGGGTCGGCGTCGGCACCTGTAGAACCTGAAAGGTCGTCCATTGTGAAGATCCAAGATTTCTCGGTCAAATCCCCAGTTGCTGTACTGCTGACGTCACCGGGCAAAGCTCTCAAGAGGTCTGGTATTCCCGTGTCATAGAGCAACACACCAGACGATTTTCCAAGATGAGCGCCAAAGTAAGTATTTGTTTGGTCACTATAGTTGTGATCAGTGCTGCTTTCCACAAGTGAAACTGCTGGGAAAGTGAAGGAGGCCGTTAGAGCTAGTACTTTCAGCTCGTTGGCGGAGGAGTCTATATCTCCAAAGGTGAAATACGCTCCCGATTTTTCCGGCAAGTCGCTATCGCTGACAAATATGTCGCCTCCGGCAGCTTCGAGGTGGGGCTGGTTGGTGTCAAGAGAAGCGCTGTAGAGGCCGCCACCCGATCCCGACAACATTGTGAATGCTTTAAATTTGATTGGGCCGTGGACACCAAATGGGACCAAACCCTCGATGGCGGAAGTATCGTCCATAACCACTCGAACATAAGGAGATTTATTTGCATAAGAACCAAAATATCGATATCGTTCTGCGGTATCGTCCCACTCTGCATATGCATCTCCGATTTTCGCAGCAACATAGTGCGGAGAGTTGGGGTTCAAGTTACACATTTTGAACCTTTCCGCATATGCCGGTTTCTTGTCACTATCGTCGATCCAACGCAAGGCGACTGTAAACGTTCCCCATGGAGCGTTATCGTTCGTAGGTGTACTAATGTCTTCAATAGAGACTTTAAGATTATTTTGAATCCACTCTCCGCCATCTAGGCCGACAAGCTTGAACAGCTTTTGAGCGCTGCTTGCGTCAAATTCTGTATTAGCTCCTGTATCTTGAGAGATAAACCAACCTGTTTCACCTGCCTGCATCTCAGCGGAAAAGTCGGCTCCATTGATCGCATCGGTTCCGGTGCCATTTTCAAGTGCAAGAATCATGCCAAATTGGTCGCCGCTGCTACTTAGAACTGTTTCTGCTACAGCGCGTTCAAAAGATTGGCCAAGCCAATAGCTCACGCGAGCGTCTCCATCGGTGATCGTGGAGTTCGTCAGCGTTGGGTCTGTATTGCTAACTGTGCGAATATTATCCATGTTAAAAGAAATTGTTGTTTTATTAGACTCTTCATCTGTAATTTGTAACGTATATTGATTTTCACTATCGGGGGTTATCAGAGCAGCTGCCGACGCGGTGTTGGTGCCATCTCCATCTGCGGCTCGAATATTCCCTTTAAGACTGAGACTGCCAGTTTGAGCATAAAAGATTGCCGCCAAGGTGCCTGTAGGCGGGGGGTCATAAACGTTACCCGAATCAATCAAAAATAGACCAAAGGCTCCGTGGTTGTCCGCGTGGCTTGGGTCTGGGGTTCCCAAATTCCAACCGGCGAGGCCGTCGCCGTCAGCGAGTGCGTTTTCTGTTCCCAAAAGGCGAACAAAGTTAAGTGGAGAATTGTTTGTAAGCCAAGCTTTTGCAGCAAATCCAGCATATGTCGGACCCGCTTGATTGCCGTTACGCCAAGTATCAGCTTGAGTGCCGCCTGCAATTGGGGCACCAAAAACCTTCAAAAATTCGTCGTAAGAATCAACTCGTGTCACGCGCATGGCAGGACCCTTAGCTGCTCTTCCGATTACAACAGGACCAATCTTTTCATTTACAGCGGTTGATAGTTGGGATTTATCGATCTCATCAATAAAGATTCCCGGTGATACAAATTTAAACTTTTTAACTGACATGCTTTGTTCTCCTTGGCTTTGCACTTTTGCGTTTTGTAGCGCGTTTTTCTTTAATAAATAGTCTGTAGAAGGTCAAAACTCCTATTATTCGCGGTAAAAACCATCTTTTCCAATATGCTCTGGAATGTCACCAAAAATGACGCGCTCTCTTGGTATTTTGACCTCTACTGCGTTTTCTCTAATTACAATTTTTGGAGACTCTTGATTTTTGTCTTCTCCGATTAAATGTCCCAAAACTTTGATCTCAACTTTGGTTTTATAAATGCGTTCATCAGCGTTTAACGCTGATGCATTGTTGTCTTGGGTGAAATCCTGTTGGATAAAGCTTTCGAATCTGTGCTGATCGTGTTCGATGAGAAAGTAATTTATGGCGCCGGTCTTTGTCATGAAAGGTGTGGAGATTTCATTCATCTGTTGTTGATACTGAGTCATTACATTTATCGAATACACAACGTCGACATATACCGGCATTGGTATTGTTAAGGTTTCATAAACTATTTTTTTGTTTGGTCTCGGGAAGTTTATTTGACCTTGTGTGCGAAGAGAATCGGCATTTGCAAAGTTTGAAGTCTTCTCTTGATTGATTCTTCTTGAAATTGTTATCGATCCGCCTTTGTGGTCGCCGTATGGGGGCACGTGGCCCCAATAGGTGCCCTTCCTAGAGGGATCTTTCTTTATCGAGGTCCTCTCGAGCGATATAACTGGCAAGATGAGCGCACCGGAGTTATCTCGCAGATTTTTATCTGCCTTGACTTTGTGAGAGCGCTCAGAAATTACCCAAGAAACAGGAACTTTTTTAAAACCATCTTTTGTTGTGCAGGAAAGATTCATTGTTTCATCAAGCCAGTTAAACATCGCTTGATCAATGGTCTCAATAGTCGAGGGTGTAAGAGTTATTATTTTATTCACCATTGAATGTGTTCTCTCGTGCTTTTATGCACTTTGCTTCAATCTCAATTTTATGTTCAACTTGTCCAAATATTTGCTTTGGTTCATTTAAGGTAACAATTTCATAATAATCGGTACCATACGAAACAAAGTCGCCTTCTCGAACAAACAAGTCTTGATCTTCAGTTAGCCGCCTCTTGTGAAAGTGAATTATAATCGATGGCCGACGATCAATACCAAAATTTGTATTTGTTGTCTCGTATCCTTCCCAAACAATCAAAGCATAAACGCGAATTGGAGGCAAAAATGATTTATTAATCGCTTCTCCATAAAGCGAGTGAAAATTAGTGTGTTCTATGCTTATCGGATAATAAAGAACTTGCTGGCCAATGACTTTTTCAATTAATTCGTCGTTTACCTGTTTGACAAGATCCCGCTCCTTCTTGCCAAGAAACATTGGCGGCGGTGGGTCTGCTGGTTGTGTCCATTTATTATCATCTTTTGCCATGTGTTATCCCACAAGTACCGGTAATGGAATTTTTTCTTGAATTTTATTTGTTGCCTCAATCAAAGCTTGGCCAGATTCCACAAGCTTCTGATAAGTTGTCTCTTCAAGAACAGTTTTCAATTCTTCTCTTAATTTTTCTTGTTCTTCTTTGCCTTGCGAAACCAAATCCGTTCCATTTAACGTTACGGAGTCGCCGGGAATTGGAATACTTCCAAATTTTGAACGAGTATATCCCAACATTTCCTTGCTTAAGGCAAGTGCAAAACGGCGAATCCACTGCTTACCAATGGCATTTATATTCCCAAATGGTATGTTTTCAAATGGAAGCGTATTCATATTGTTTACGCCATCAATTCCCGAGTCCTTGTTTGCTTCGTCTTCTGTCCACGCATCTGTTCGAAGGAAGAATTCAACCCATATTTTGGTAGGACTTTGACGAACTGGTCTTGGATAAATTCGCAAGCGATTATTTTTAAGCTCGTATGAATAGTGCGAGTTTCGTGTCCAGATGGCATCTTCAAAAGCCATTGCTTGTAATTTATTTTGCCAAGCTGGAATTATTTCAAAGGTTGAATCATCGGCAAATTGACCATAGCTTGCTAGGTCGCCAACGGTATTAAGACCTCCATAATACCCATAAAATCTCCACATTGCATGCGGTGTCTTATAGAAAATCTTTGTAATCATTGCTTTTTTGTTTCCGACTTTATTTTGATATTCAATGCCGTCAGTGAGAGCACTTGAAGAGATAATTGTCTGAAGATCGTAGTCTTGTATTCCTTGAACAATATCAATAGAGGCTGAATAAATTCGCGTGTCGCCGCCAAGACCTGTTTCCGATACAATTCCAGCAGCAACGCGACGAGCATAAGCAAAATCCCATTTTGGATATTTAAGCTCGATATGTGACCCTGATAAAGCGTGTCCCTCAATAATTCGACCACTTTGGTCGAAGCTTCCGGTTGAATTACCGAGAGCATTTGGAAGTGTATTTTTTGCTTGATGTATGTTAACAATATAAGAATATTCTAAAACAGCATCTTCATACGCTGAATAAACTTGACCTTCAGTTAGTTCGATATTGAGAGTTTGTCCTCCAAGTTTTTGATAAACGTATGCAACTTGATCAGACGCTCCGCTGATAAACACAACCTCTTCAGAATAGATACCTAAAGGCAGTGAACCGGTTACGTTTTCGTTACTTCCCGTTGCAGGTAATACAATAGGGCTTGTAGCGCTGGCGGGAGTGAGGGTTCGAGTGGCCATTATATTGTTATTTCTCCTCTAGGTAATTAGTTGAACAATCTCATAATGGATAAAATAAAAAACCCCTCCTCAAAAAATCAAGGAGGGGCCTATAACTATATGTTTTTATTGG